ATGGCCATTGCCAATTTCCCCGCCAGCCTGCAGCCGGTCATCCAGCAGGGGTTCCTGTCGCGCGCGTTCCAGGATGCGTTGCAGTCACGGCTGGGCTTCCGCTCGATCGCCGACCAGATGGAATTTCCCGCCCGCATCGGCCAGACCATTACCGACACCCGCGCGGGCCTGCTGCCACCGGCCACAACCCCGCTCAACCCCACAGCCAACACCAGCTTTGACAACGGCATGACCCCCGCCGAATGGTCGGTGGAGCAGTACACGCTGACCATCAACCAGTACGGTAACACCATGGACCTCAACCAGGTGACCGAGGGCGTCGGCATCGCCAACCAGTTCCTGGCCAATGCGTCGCGTCTTGGCATCAACGCACGTCAGACGCTGGACCGTCTGGCGCGCAATGCGCTGTTCGGTGGGGCGCAGAACGGGGTGGGCGGCTACCTTGGCGGCAATACCCGCGTCACCACCACGCTGGGGGCGGCGGGCAGCACGGTGGCGGTGGATGACATCCGCGGTTTCCAGGCCATCCTGTCCGATGAGGGGCAGGTGGTGTCCGTTGGCGCATCGGCCGGCATGACCGTCATCGTCGGGGCCGGGTCGTACACGCTGGTGGGCACGACGGCGGACGCCACCAATACCTCCACGGCGCCTGACGGGGTTTCGGGCACGCTGACGTTCTCGGCATCCGTCAAGGTAACCGACGGCACGGCGGGCAACGCGGTCATCGCCGCAACCGCCCCGCTGGTGCTGCGGCCCAACGCGCGCGCCACCACGGCGGCGCTGGCGGCGGGCGACCTGCTGAGCGTCCAGTCCATCCTTGGCGCGCTGGCCACCCTGCGCGACAACAACGTGCCGACACCCGATGGCGGGGTGTACCACTGCTACCTGGACAATGCGCAGCTTCTGGGCCTGTTCCGCGACGAGGATTTCAAGCTGCTGTATCGCGGGCAGTACGGGTCCGATACATACCAGAACGGCCAGATATTCGACCTGCTGGGCGTGCGCTTCATCCCCACGACCGAGGCCCCGCAGCAGGCGTCCCTTGGGGCGGGCAACATCCACCGCGCCATCATCTGCGGCCAGGGCGCGCTGATCGAAGGCGACTACGCCAATATCGGCACCCATTACGCGCCCCTGCTGGATGGCGGCGAACTGACGGATGTGGACGGCGTGTGCATGATCACCCGCCCCGCGCTGGACCGTCTGGCGCAGATCATCGCGCAGTCGTGGTCGTGGATTGGCGGCTTTGCGCTGCCGACCGACCTGACCGCCGATACATCGGTCATTCCGACGGCCACCAACAGCTACCTCAAGCGCGGGGTGGTGATCGAAAGCCTTGGCGCCGGGGCGTAATCCCCATGCGGGTGGCGGGATCGTGCCGCCACCCGCATCGCGCAGGAACGCTGCATTTTTGAAAACAGGCGGCACCCGGAAACTTTCATCCGTCAGTGACAGGCGCAACCGCAGGGGCAACAGGCATGACCGATACGGATACCACCACGGCGGCCAGCGGGTCCGCCACCGATACAGGCGATACGACGGACACCATCACCACCACGCCGCCCACCGCCGCCACGGTCGCGGATACGCCGCTGGTGGATGGCGAACTGGCGCAGGCGCGGCGCTACATGGGCTATCCCGCCATGGGCAGCCAGGACAGCGGCATGCAGTCATGGCGGTTTTTCCGGGTTTACGGCTTCAACGAATGGCGGCTGCGCAACCTTGCCCCGGCCGAATGCGCACAGGCGCGGGCGTTCATCATGCAGTGCCAGTTGCTGGAGGGCGCGATCATGGCGGCCACCGCCAATCTTGATACCGACCGCGCGGCGGTGTGGACGCGCAACCGCACCGAGGTCACGGACCGTTTCACCCTGTACACGCGCTGGCGGGTGCAGCTTTGCAACTTTCTGGGCATCCCGCCGGGGCCGGGCCTGCGCGGGGTGGGGGAGATAGTGATCTGATGGACCAGCCAGCCCTGTGCCGCCTTGCCGCGCGTGGCTTTGCGCGGGCGGCGGCCCGCGTGGGGGCGGCCACCGCGCAGTACCGCCCCACGGCCGCCGCCAGCCCGTGCGCCACGCCGTATGCGCAGGCCATGGCGGCGTTCAGCAATGACCGGGCCTTCGGCTTTGCCGGGCCTGCGCTGTGGGACGTGCCCTTTGTCTACGCGCTGATGGATACGACGGATGTGCGGGCGGGGGATATCCTGACCTGCGGGAACGATACCTATTTCATCGCCCGCGCCGAACCCTTCCGCCCGCCTTTATGCGTGCTGTGCAACGCGGTGGTGGACATCACCACCACCATGGCGCAGGTGGCGGATGTGGCGGGTCCCGGCGGCTACGCCACATCGGGCGACGTGACGGCGCAGGTCGCCTGCGCCACCGGGTGGCCCGCCATGATCCGCCCCGGCAGCGGGGCGGGCGTTCCCGGCCCGGCACAGCCCGGCGCGATCCGTTCGGGCGGGTTCGAGATGTTCCTGCCCGCCATGCCCGGCGTCACCATCCAGCCCGCCATGTGGGCGCGGGACGCGGGCGGCACGCGCTACACCATCGGCGGCGCGCGCGCCGGGCCGTGGGGCACGCGCTGCCAGTTGGGCCAGCAGCAGGTCTGACCCCCCGGCAATATCTTTTGCCGGGCAGACCCGTCACCCCATGCGGATACGGACCACGCACCGCATCACCCCACGAAACACCTGACAGCGGCGGATGGCATGCCCCGCGCGGGCGGCGTGCGGCGTTGTTGGGGGGACAGGAGCCGATATGACATGGCCGATATCTCCACCATCTCCACCACGATCGCAGCGGCCCTCGCCGTGGCTCTGTGCCCCGATGGCATGGCGTCGGGGGCTGTTACGGGGCGGCCGCTCATCATCCGCCGTGGCGGGCTGACGCAGGCCGACCTGGGGGATGTGGCCCATACGCTGCAACAGGGCTGTGACTTCATCACCATCGCCGACCTGGCCGAAAGCTGGGCGCGGGTGGATGAACCGCTGGGCCGCCCGTGGCGCATGGATGCGGCCACGCCCGCCACCGTGCACATCGCGGCCAGCGACGCCACCGCCACCGTAACGGTGGATGACGGGGCCACGCCATCGGGCACGGTGGGGCTGCGCGTGCGTGGCCTGCCCGGCGTTGCGGGCGATGCATGCAGCCTGCATGTGGCAACCGCGACGGACACGGCGGCCACCATCGCCGCCGCCATTGCAGCCGCCATCCCCGGCGCTGCCGCCAGCGGGGCCAACATCACGCTGCCCGCCACGGCCATGGCGCAGGCCATCAACGCGGGCACGCTGTCGGCGCGCTGCGTCGCGCGCAGGCAGCAGCAGGTCTTTGCCATCACCGCGTGGTCGGCCACCCCGGCGGGGCGGGACGCGCTGGGCTGCGCCATGTCCGACGCGCTGGCGCTGACCGACTGGCTGACGGATGCAGGCGGTTCCACCTTCCGTATCGAGGCCCGCGCCACCACCAACGATGACACCGCCATGAACCGGGGCATCTTTTCCCGGCCCGCGCGCTTCCTCGTCACCTACGACACCGACCTGACCCGCGTGGTCCCGGCCATGCTGGCCGGTGGCGCGGGCATTGGCCCCGATGTCACGCGCGGGGACGTGCTGCTGGACACCGGCGGCGGCTGAACCGCTGTCCACCACCATTCAGGCAGCCCGCCGGATACCCACCCGCCTGACCATGCCCCCGGCCATGCCGACCCGTGGGAACACCGGCCCGACGCATCATCGCGCAGGGAACCGGACATGGCACGCGGGCACCACGGGCCGGGCGGTGATGGCTGGCTGCCGCATCGTGTCCGGGGGATGCGCCATTATGTGCGTCCCCGTTCATGACACGCGCCCGACCTGCATGACGGGGCCATGCGGCCCGGCGTCATGGGGATACGGCGTGACAGGCGCGGGCGGCCCGGCATCCGGCCCGGCGGTCCTGCGCGCCACACCACACCCGACTTTTCACGCAGCCATGCCGCATAACAGGGAAATACAGATACCATGACCATTTACCAGTCCGGGCAGCTCAACACCAACAGCCTGAACGTGCCCGACCTGTACGTGCAGGTCCTGCGCCCGCAGACGCTGGCGCTGAACGGCGTGCCATCGGGGCGGATCGGCCTGGTCGGCACCGCCGCGTGGGGGCCGGTGGGCACGCCGGTCATCGTCGGCGCAATGGGGGATTGCCTGTCCGCCTTCGGTCCCAAGCAGGCGCTGGCCAGTGACATCGGCACGGCGGTCAACATCGCGCTTTTGCAGGGGGCGGCGGATTTCCGCTGCGTGCGCGTGACCGACGGCACGGATACGGCCGCCACCGGCACGCTGGATGGCGTGACCCTGACCGCGCTGCATACCGGCAGCGCGGGCAACGCCATTGCCGCAACCGTTACGCAGGATGGCATCATCACCACCAGTTACACCCTGACCATTGCCCATGCGGTGCTGGGCAGCCGGACCTATCGCGGCGGCACGTGGGGCGTGCTGGCGGCGGCGGTGGCGGCTGACGGCACGGCGCTGGTGCGCATGACGGTGCCCGGCACGGTCCCGGCGCTGGCGGCGGGCACGGTCACGCTGGCGGGGGGGACGGATGGCGGCGTGCCGGGCACGGCGGCGTTCATCGGCACGGATGGCGCGACGCGCACCGGCCTGTACGCCCTGCGCGGGCAGGGCTGCGCGCTGGGGCTGCTGCAGGGGGTAAGCGACAGCACCACATGGACCACGCAGGCCGCCTTTGGCCTGTCGGAGGGGATGTACATGATCGCCTGCGGCCCCGCGGGCGACACCATCGCCAACGCGGCCGCCATGAAGGCCGCGGCCGGCGTGGACAGCTACGCCATCAAGCTGATGTTCGGCGACTGGCTGTGGTGGGATGATGACACCAATGGCGACATGCTGGTGTCCCCGCAGGCGTTTGCCGCCGGTATCCTGGGCGGCCTGTCGCCCGAGCAGTCGAGCCTGAACCGCGAACTGTCGGGCGTGATCGGCAGCCAGAAGGCAGGGCTGGTTTCCAGCGGGCAGGCCGCGACCTATTCCATGGCCGAGCTTTCGGCGCTGTTCGGCGCGGGCATCGACGTGATCTGCAACCCTGCCCCCGGCGGCAGCTACTGGGCGGTGCGCGGCGGGATCAACACCAGTTCCGATGCGGATACGGATGACGACAGCTATACCCGCCTGACCAACTACATTGCCGAAACCATCAATTCCGGCATGGGCGCGTTCGTGGGCGCCGTCATCAGCACCACGCTGTTTGGCGATATCCGCGCCGTGCTGCTGGGCACGCTGTCCAACATGGTGGGCGGCGGCATACTGGGGGCGACCACGGATTACGCGGTGGTGTGCGACATGTCCAACAACCCGCAATCGGCCACGGCGCTGGGTTACGTGCGGGCCGACGTGCAGGTGCGCTACCAGGGCATCAACCGCTTCTTTGTCGTCAACCTGCAGGGCGGGGCGAGTGTCACGGTCAGCACCGCCACACCCGCCGCCTGATCAGCCGGTCTTCGCGCGGCGGTTTTCTTCCGACAGCACGCGGCCGCACAGTTCCCTTATTTCCTCATGCGTCAGCTTTTCCGGGTGGCTCAGCCCGCGCGCGGCAATGGCGGCGAGGTCTTTTTCGGGTGGTTTTTCGGGTGTGGTGCCCATCGGGGTGCTCCATGCGGGATGAAAACGCATGTTCACGCCCGCGCGACCCGCGCCGCCACATAAAAATACGCATGACACCAATGCACGGCAATAATGGGCCATCCGCGCGGTGGCCCCTTCTTTCATGGAGCGACGAATGTCCACCAAACCCTTCAATATCGGCCGCGACTGCCGCGTGGTGCTGGTCTATGACGGCAGCCGCGTGGACCTGCCCACCGTCACCGGCTTTACCGCCCAGCAGCGCACCCACCAGCTTACATCCAACCCGCTGAACGACATGCCCCTGTTCTATGACGTGCCGGGCGGCTGGGGCGGGCAGTTCACCTTCCAGCGCGACGGGGCGGGGGCGGATGACCTGTTCGCCGCCATCGAAAGCGGCTTCTGGTCGGCGGGCACGGTGGTGCTGGGCAGCATCTACCAGTACGTGACGGAATGCGACGGGTCGCTCAGCACCTATGAATTCGTGGGCGCGTCGCTGCAACTGTCCGATGCGGGGCGGTACCAGTCCGAAACGCTGGTCAGCCAGACCATCACGTTCGCCGCCCGCGCGCGCAACCGCATTTCCTGATCTGGCAATCATAAGGACGTTTTTGGTGAAGCTTTTTTCAAAAAGCTTCGAAGAACGCCGCCTTTTTGAAAAAAGGCGGCACCCAAAAACTTTTATCTTTTTTATCAACCTGTTGTTTTCAAACCGTCCCTGACAGCCAGAAGGCCCACAGCATGAGCGAACACAGCGTAAAGACCAGCGACGGCCGGACCATCACCTACCGCGAGCGCGGGCCGGGGGATGTGCTGGCGCTGCTGGAATTCGGCCCGGCCAGCCCGTCGCCCGCATGGGTGGAATACGCGCTGATGGTGGCGTCGGTCGAGGCGATCGACGGCGTTCCCGCCATGCGCCCCACCAGTCGCGTGCAGCTTGAACAACTGGCCAACCAGATCGGCAATACCGGCATCACCGCCCTGTCGGACGCGCTGTTCGGCGCGGATGGGGAAGACGTGGCGGCCACGGAAAGCACCGCCGCAAAAAACTGAGCCGGCACCCCGCCCTGATCGAGGTCGCGGCCCTGGTCGGGAACGGGGTGCCGTGGGACGTGGCCATGACCATGCCGCGCGTGCGGCGCATGGCCTTTCTTGTAGCGTTTGGCGAGCTTGCGGGCGGGCGGTATGACTGGACTGCGCAACAATGGGAATATCCTGATGACTGACGTGCTCCGGGCCACGGTCCGCCTGATCGCGCGCCTGCCGCGCGCCGGGCGGTCCGGCGCGCCGGGGCGGCTGGCGGCGGCGGTGGGGCGCATGGTC